CTGCACTCTCAAAAATCACAGTGGCCTGCACATTGAGACAGGCGTTGGGGAACGCCACCGGGAACACCACCGGCAAAAAGCCGTCGTCCGGCACTTGCAGTGAGCCCCATTCAAAAATTATCCCGTCTGCCATTTTTTGGTAGCCCGTTGCGGCTTTTTGAGCAGCAAACAGGTTGTCGACTGCTTGCGCAAAGTCGGTGATGTCAGCGGCGCGGTGGGTGTGGGCTTTTGGAGCTACCTCATCGCGGTTGGCCTTGCGCTGTATATCCGCCGCCAGCGTGGCTGCATCCAGCGTGCCGGCGTTTGTTATTTTTCCAAACGCCTTAATCCACATCACCACATCATCTAGGCTGTTTTGTGCCTTAATGCATAGCACCATTACCAAGGCTTTAGGGCGCACCTCGTCAGCAGTGGGGACAGAGCGGGAAGCATCAAACACCACCCGTTTTTTGCGGTTGTTGTGGTCGCTATCGCCTTTCGAGCTGCTAAATGTCGCATTTGCACCATCGTCCAAGTCCATAGTAAACGCCCCCTCAGCCCGGCTGTAGAGCGTGTACCGGTAGCCACTGTATAAGGCTTCGATGCTGCCTGTAATGTTGCGGATGGCATCGCCCTGCTGCGTACCCACCGTGAGGCTGCCTGATGTGTTGCGGATAAAGCGGTCTTCTGCTTTCGGTACGGCATCGATTGAGCCGTACTGCGCCACCAGCTTGCGGTAGAGCTCTGGATAGGCGGCCTGCGTGACCTTGGTAGCGATGTCGTCGTACTTAATCCATCCGTCCGGGATGTCCGACACAGGGAAGTAGGCAGTCATGCCGATGTCGGAGCGTGTGAGGTTGGGCAGTTTGTTGCCGCCCAATACGCGGTATAGGTCGGGATAGGTCGATTGGGCAAAGGTGCTGCCGTCGGCTTTCAGGTAGCCTTCCGGACTGCTGATAGCGCGCGGAAAGCCGATTACTGCGCCAACTGGCAGGCCTTTGCCTGCGGATTCCTCGGCTTTGTCGTAGGCAATCTTTACTGCCTTAGAGGTGGCCGCCATATCTTCTCGGTCGCTGTTGGTAGCGGATGAGAGTTGCGTAGAGCCAGCCTGTGTCGTGCTGGCTTTCAGTCCTTTGCCCGCGTGTATTGCCCATTTCCCTGTGTTGTTGCCACTGTTCGGGTTGTGGGTGTTGGCATCTACCAAGCTGATATATTCGGTATCCAGCGTGTCGCTGATAAGCACCGAGCCTTTGGGATAGCCGCCGATGGCGTCGCAAAAGGTTTGGTCGAAGCGGTAACGCCCGCCTTGGTTTTGCCAAACGGTGTGCGCGCTGATTTCATACAGTACGCCGTTCATGTCTTTCCCGCTGGGCGGTTTGCCACCGACGGAAATCGGGGTCATGGTGATGCTTGGAAATCCTTCGGTATAAGTGGCGGCTTCCTGCGCCAACCCGCCGTTGCGTTCGGCAGGAATGTTGTTTTTCAAGCCATCTGAAGCCCAAGGCTTGGACAGCAGTTTCGGTTGCGGCATGGTTTAAACTCCCATAAAAAAAGCACCCTCGCCGAAGGGTGCCAGATTGGCTTCGATGTAGCCGAAGGTTTTATCTGCCTCCGGCTCGTAAAAATCCAGCAATACGCCGCTGGGGCGCGGCAACAGGTCGCTTTGGCGGATGATGGAGTGCTCTACCGGCAAGAGGTAGAACTCAAACACATAGCGCGCAGCCATCGTGCCATTTTTGACGAAATAAGCCCTCCCGCGTTTGCCGAACATCTCACGCAGCAGACGGTTGATATGCGGGGCGGTGGCGTAGATGATGTTGCTCATTGCTTTAAGCATAATCACGCGGCGGTAGGCGTCGTCGTCCAAACGGTATCGCCGCTCCAAGCCTTCGCCGGTACTCCATACGCCGTTGTCAAACGGGGTAAAGCCCTGTGCAAAGCCGATGTATTCGTCTTGCGCACTAATCATGACTTCCCGCTCAATGCCGACAATCGCGCCCCAAATATCCAGCCCAAAACCCTTCGCGGTGGATACATTCCACACGGTATCGTAAAACCGCTGCTTGTCTGTGCGCGGGTCGATGCAGTCGTCAAACCGATGTATCAGGCGGCAGATGACCGGGCTGTTGGCATATTGGCTGATTAAGGTTTCTCCAACGGTTATCATATGCTCACCACTTCGATATTTTCGGCACGGACAACAGGGGTCTGGTCGATGCCCACGGCCACGGAATTGCCCATACTGCCGGCTGACAGGCCGATTTCCACATCCAATACATGCACGTTCGGCACGGCCTTCACCACTTGGGCTACGTAGCCTATGGCATACAAGTTCGCGCCAATACGCCCTTTGAAGGTGGCAATGATGGCCTGCTTGATGGCCGTCTCCGCGCCGACGAATGCTCCGCGCTCAATCTTGATACGAAAATATACCGATAGTTCGACAGGCCGCATAAAGGCTACCTGATAGGCGGGCTTCGGGTCGTTGTAGCTGTGGTCGTACACCGTGATTTCGGTGTTGCCGTTGAAGTCGCAGCCACTGCCTGCATAACGCAGCACGGCTTCGGCCACCGCTGTATCATCCCCGCCTACCGCCGCCACATAAATGCTGTGCGGCTTGAGGGTGTAGTTGGTTGCGCCGGCCTGCACGCTTTGGCCTTTCGGGTTGTCAATGACGTACACATCACGCACCCCGTCCAGCGCAAACACGTTGGCATATACCGCCTGCGGCGTTCCGTGGGCATTGACGGCCACGCTGCGCCGCCTGCGTTCGGCAAATTCGGCACGGCTCTCTTCCGCCCGTCCGGGAACGGCGGGGTGCGGATTGTCCACCCTGTCCAATCCCACCAAGGCCTGATAAATAGTGTTCACGCTGTGGGCGGGGGCTTCAATCTGTCCGGCGGCAATGAGTGTACCGCTGACTTTACCGCCGATAGGGATGCCGATTTCCTGCTGCAAAGCCCATTGGTTGCCCGCTGAATCCTGCACGATAAACCCCTGCGGAATCTGCGTGCCGGGCAGTCCAACAAACTCGCACACCACCGCCGAATCGGTAGCAGGTTTTCGCTGCAAGAAGTAGATTTGGGCAATCGCGTCCTGCATCACGCCTTCGGCATATTCGGGGTGGATTTGATTGACCAGTTCGGCAATCACATTGTTCTTGTCGGCAATCACGGCGGCCAGCGAGGAAGCAAGCTGCCCCTGCGGCGTTTCCAAATTCAAGTTCAAGCCGCCGCCGAAAGCATCGTTGAAATCGGCCAGCACGCCGTTCAGCACTTCGGTTTCGGTCGGAATCTGCAAGCCCTGCGGCGTGAAGCGGACGGGGGGAACATGACTGCTCATAGCGTTACCTCGTATTGTTTTTGAGTATCGTCGGTAAATTTCAGGCCGCCTGAAAGTACGCGCCCGTCGCGCAGTTCGGCGGCAATGTCTGCCGCTACCACGCCGGGGACGGACAAGGCAGCCTGCACCAGCCGGTGCCGGTACAGCGCGAAAGACTGTTTCTTGCCCAGCATTTCTTCAAAATAGGGGATGCCCTTTTCTGTGTCGTAATACAGTTCCCCGGCAAACAGACGACACGCCGAAGCCACGTCCTGCGCCTTGGCGTAGGGGTCTTTCGCCAGCGCAATATTGCCTGCCGTGTCAAGGGTTAAATCCCAACTTTCTTGGTCTAGGTATAGCGTATTCATGTTGCTATCGGCTTTCCTGATTGGCCGCTGCCGGGCTGTACGCCGGAATGCGGGTGGTTGAGCAGGCTGACGTCTTTCGCCTTCACATCGCCGTCGGCAGAAATCCCGCCGCCGCCCGTGAATTGCGCCGTGGCTTGGGTGTTGGCCTGAAAGGTTTGCGAGGTGCTGCTCACGCCGCCTTGTGCTTTCAGGCGGATATTGGTTGCCTCCATCTCAATATCGCCGGGCGAGAACAGCTTGATGCCGCCGTCCTTAAAATGGATATACTGTTTGGGCGTGCCGTTCAGGAAGCCGCCGAAATACAGGCCGTCCGAATAATCGAAGCGCCGCCTGCTTTGCGGAGCGGACGGCACTTTGTTTTGCTTGACGCTGGAAATATCACGGCTGCAAAAGCCGCACATGCCGATGTCGCCCGGTTCTGGGTCGATAATCACGGCGTTGCCGCCGCCTTGCAGCCGGAAATACGGCACGTTATAGATGATGCCGTGCGGCGTAACCGTGCCGTCGCCGCTGATTTGGGCAACCAATGGTTGTACGTCCACCAGCCCGACAGGGGCAAGCCCGCCCGATTTGGTTTTGACCACCCGCACCAGCGTTACGGTTTGGATGCGCGAGACGATGCCCGACACGATTGCGCCGATTTCACCCGCGCCGCCTTGCGTTTGTTCGGGGCGGTATTGCGCCCAATTATTTTGTTGCGACTTTGGCATTTGTATCCTCCACATTGGCGGCTTTGATGTCGGCCAGCCATTTGCCGCCCGGCGTTTGGCTTTCCAAGTCCAGCGACAGCCCGAATACGCGCCATCTGCCGTTGCATTGCTCAATCAGGCTGCCTGCAACCTCAATCAGCCCGCCGAAGCGCAGGGCTTTGTCGTACAGGCATTGCAGCTTCACGCCCTGCAAATCGGGTATCGGGTAGCCGATTAGGCCGGTGGTCGGGCTGACGATTGGTACGTCAATCATGCGCGGCTGCCCCTTGGGCGTGATGGCGACGGTTTCGTTGTCGATGTACACGTCTATATTGGCGGCGGCGGCAATATGTCGGATTTTGTCCAGTTCGGTGTTCGGTAGGTATTGATTGCTGATTTTGGCCTTTACGCCGTTGTTTTCAAAACGCCTGCCCATGCGTTTGCAAATGGCTTCGATGGCCTTTGCCACATCGGTTTCGCCTTCGTGGCTGACCGCTTCGGCAGGCTTGAGTTGCCACAAAACGGCAGTGTGGCTCTCGATAACCAGGCAAATATCCGGCGCGCCACCCATTTCGGGGTAGGCAAACGTGATATTGCCGGTATAGACCACGCTCAGGTCGTCTTGTTCGCCTGCCTCCACCTGTACCAGATTCATCATTGCCTGCTCGGTGTTCCATTTCACACGAAGCAGCTTCATGATGCTGTCCAGCTTCAAGCCGTACACTTTGATGCGGGCGGACGGCATCACCGCGCCATTGCCATAGTTGATTTGGCACGAGGTACGCAAACCACCAACAACCAGCGTATCGTTGCCTTTCGCATCCCATACGTCTTTTTCCTGCCCCAGCTTGATGCTGACGCGCAGGATTTTCTCTTTAATGCTCATCGCGGTACACCAAAATAAAACGGCTGCCCAGTTCCTGCCATTGCGGGTCTAGGCTGCCTGCGGTATCGACAAAATACAGTTCGCCGCGAAAGCCGCGATAAGCCTCGCCCACCAGCGGCATACCGTGCAGGCATACCCGTTCGCGGATCAGCACACGCCCGTCCGCCGACACGGTGGCATACAACCTGCCCAATCGCGGCACTAGCGATATGGTTACTTCCTGAGAGCCCAATGTGGCGCTCACTTTTTGCACCGGGACGGGCTTTAGGGGGATTTGGTAAATCATTTCAAACCGAACCCCTTTCTGAATGTATCGGTTATTTTCCCAAACCCATCACTGCCTGAACCGTACAGCTTAGATAGGATGGATTCGTTGTTCTGCACCGGCTTGGGCTGCACCTTGCCGCCGTCTGACTGCGCCTGTGCTCCGTCTGGCTTGGTTTTGGTGTATTTCACTTCCACCTGCCGTACTTCGGCCAAATGGATATTGACCTTCAACAGCCGCGCCCCGTCCGAGGCTTCCCGGGCGTAGTCATAGCCCGTTATTGCCATGTTCGTATACACCGCTTCGGGCGTGATAACCAAGAACAAATCCGTGCTGTTGGACAACGTATCCAACAGGCCAAGAAACGCGCCTCGCGCAAATACACCGCCGCTGCCCTTGCTCATCTGTACGGTTACCGTGAACGGGTCGCCCACTTTGTTGTAGCTGGCGAACGAACCACGCTCAATAGGCGCATTGGACACTTTGGAGGTGTTTTGGTGTTTGACTGACGTTACGTTGTCAGACAACAACAGCGGGATGCCGTTTTGTCCGAAAATGCCCCAGTAGTTGCCGAAAATAGCGTTGATTAAGGCAGCACCACCGAACTTAATCAGCGCGCCGCCTGCGTTTCGCGGCAACTTTGGTACATTAGGGATGCCGATTGAGTTCCAAGCCATAACAAACCTTTCTCACACCATCGCAGGCATAATCTGCACCAACCTGTTACGGGCGGCGGCAGAAGCATCCGCCATTGTGCCGTCTATGGTGTTGGCCGAAGACTGCACATGAATGCCGCCGTTGATGGCGAACTGCATATTGCTGTTGTTGGTAATCTGCTGCGCCTGCTGGCGGGCAACAGCGCCTTGTTGCATAGACTGCAAACCGCGCTGCGCATTGTCGGCAACGGCTTGTCCGCCGACGGGGCGACTATTCAGGTCGGATAATACTGCAGCAGCCTCATCCAGCCGTCTTCTTCTATTTACCCCCCGGTTATCACCTTGGCGGGCGGCGATTGCCTGGGAGATGGTATTAATGTTGCCGCTACGGGCAGCGTTTACCAAAGACGGCAATTTATCCAAACTTCCGTAGTTGTAGGCAACCGAAGTAATGGCGGCCTGCGTTTTGGCAGGTAGGCGGTCAAATTCTGTTGCGCCGATTTTCTGACGCGCTGCGTTTCTGAAAATCTGTGCCCTGCGTGCCAAATCACGCTCCGCATCCTCACGGGTAACGGTATCACCCTGTCGCACTCTGCGGACGTTGCCGTTGCGGTCGGTGATGGTGTCCGTTCCGTAGCCTAAGCGGTAAGCGTTTACGTCCCAATAGGTACGGCTGGAGAAGCCTTCATGCTTCCTAATCATGGCGAGTGTTTCTGCCATTGCGGAGTTTTGCCGCGAACCGCCGCCCAACCACGGCTGCGAGCTGTAGCTGGCAGGATGAATGTTATCCCTGCCTGCTTGGAAGCCTCCTTGGAAGGTGGCGTGTTCCTCACGAGCGATTTGCCCCAGTAGGGCGTTCATTTTCGCGCCGGTTTGGCCGTTTCGATTGTAGGTATTGGATACCCCAAGCAGCCGCACATTCGCCCCCCTGGCGCGCAATGCGCGGATTTGGGCGCGGATACCGTCGGTATCGTTCGGGTTGTTACTCATACCGGACGACAGAATCACGGTTTGGCCTTGTAAGTTGCCGGAATAGCCGTTAATGAAGCCCAATACCTGTTGCGGATTAGCACCCACTCTAGTTGAACCTGTGCCGTTTACCGCGCTGCGGTAGCCGTGAGCGATACTATCGCCGAAGTAAATCGTGCCACCTGGGGAAAACATCTGTTTGGCGACACGTTCTCCCGAGCCTAGGCTTCGTACCGCCGCCTGCGCCGAACCTGCCACGCCGGGG